GTGCGGATGAGGTCCGCCCAGGCCCGTTCGTTCGTCAACGGCACAGCGGTGACGGTGTTGGACCACAGAATTGCTGGTGCCGCGGTGTGCGGGGCAGGCAAACCGTAGTCGGCCTCCAACGTGAGGCCGTTTTCTGCGGTCAACGTGAACTTGCCGGTGGTGAGGAACTGTCCGCGGGCGAACTCGAGGCGGGCGCGGATGGCGCGCACGTTGTGCTCGGTGTCGTCATAGATTGCGTCGACGACGTCGGACAGGTCACCGCCAGCGAACGCTTGCTGGACGATGTCACCTTCGGTCAGCGGAATCTTCTGCCCGATCGGGGGCAGGTTGACGTCCGTGAGCGTGGTCGTGATCGGGCGGTACCCGATGGGGGTTTCGGCGTCGTAGTTACGGAACGTCGCCGCCACCAGGGTGCGGGTCGTTTTCACGGTCCGCGCCTTGACACCGTTGATGACCCGGTCGGGGAGGACCTGGTTGAGGGTCAGTTCTTGGGGGTTGGGAAGTTCGCGGGCGAACCGCGTCAGATCGGCGGGGGAAACAGCATCCCAGAGCAGCATGGCTTATCTCCTGAAGGTTTTCGTGTTGGTCTGGGGTTAGACGACGCGGATGCGGCCGGCGATGTCGACGATGCCCGCAGCGTCAATGACGCGAGGCAACTTGGAGTTGATGACCCGGCCGTGGGTGAGGATCGCGGCACCGAAGTTGCCGGTCGTCACACCCGACTTGATTTGCACATCGGTGTACAGGACACCGACGCAGGTTTGGGTGCCGTCTGAGGCGCCGTCGACGTACGGGCCATACAGCCCGGACGCGGTGACCTTCCCGAGTGGTTCCCCGGATGCGAGGTAGCCGTTCGGGAAGTGGGTGCCGGCGGTGAACAGGGCAAGGTTGAGGGTCACCGATTCGGTGGCGTCAGTTCCGTGGGCGGAGCCGAGCCAGTCCTGACGGGACGTCTGGTAGGTGGTGGTGCGGGGCGTGAGGTCCATGAGTGGGTTCCCTTTCTGGTCACGCACGAATAGGTAGGACGGGGGTTTGGTCCACCGGTCGGCGGGTGGTCGCCACTCACAAAACCTTGCGTCCCAGAAAGGCTGGGTCCTTCAGCCTCGGGTTAGGAGGCTTGGTCTTTGAATCGTTCGGGGTAACGCTCTTTCAGTTTCGCTAGGCCACCGGAGCCGAATTCGCCGTTGGTCACGTTCTTCCCCTTCGGCGGTGCGGGGGGTGGGGTGCCACCAGGTGCAGCGGTTGCGGTGAACAGTGCGGGTAGTTCGGTTTTCAGGGTGGTCACAGCTGCTGCGATCGCGGCCCGGTCGGCGCCGGGTTCGACGTCGACGAGTTTCGCGGCGCGGCCCAACAGTTTCGCGGCGGCGTCATCATCACCGGCGGGCAGACCTGCCAGGAGTAGGGCGCGTTCGACGTTGAGGGTGTGGCGTTCCGCAACGACCTGGGCTCGCTCGTCTTTTGCCGCGTTTGTTTCAGCCTTGGCGGCGTCGACTTGGCGTTGCGCCTCAGTTTTCGCGGCGTCCTCGGCGGCCTTGTGCCCCTCGAGTACCTTTTTCGCGTCCTCAACGGACATTCCCAACTGGGTGGCGATTTCGGCGACCGCGGCAGCCTTGCCCTGTGCCTTCTCGCGGGCGGCGATGCGGTTCACGGCGTCCTGGTCGAAAGACACAGGCGGGTCGGCGGGAGGGTCACCTTCGGCTGCGCCTGCGATGAGACGGATCGGTCCCCGTTTGCCGTAGCCAATGATCGAACCGGGCATGGTCGAGTGTGCGTGCGTGGTGCGGGTGAGTCGCGTGGTCATGGTTCACAGGCTAAAACCGGATCGGTGTGCTGTGTCCTACGGCACGCCGAACAACCAAAAACCCGTCTGATGATCTAAGCCCTCGTGATGGTCAGTTTTTGGGCTGTTTTGAACACCGGAATCTCTGGGGCGTCCACAATCCTTACCCACACGGCGTACACACCCGGGATGAGTTCGAAGTCCGGCGGGCCCACCAGGATCGTGGCCGTCACCCCGTCCCACGTCGCCGGGGTGCGGAAATCGGAGTCTGGTGGGGGCTGGTCGACAGGGACGAACGCGATCTCCGCATCCGTCCCAGACAGATCATCAGAACTGGTGACGGTGACGGTGACGTATTCGAGGCTTCCGGTGTACATGAATTGCTCCTAGGTGATTGTCGCCGTGTGGCTTGTGGTCAGGGCCGCCTTGCGCGGGTTCAACGCCAGTGCTGCTTTCGGTCCTGGGGCGAGTGCGCCGGAAGGGCTGGTCAAGACCAGTGACCCCGACATCTGGTCGGCTAGGACGGCGGTGACGGTGATGTTCCGGAACACCCGCAAAGACACGAGCCCACCGAACGCGGACACGGTTTGTGCAGTGCTGGCCAGGCGCGCCGCACCTGTCAGGGTGACCGGGCCGCCGGCGGCTTGTGCTTGACCGACGGTGGCGGTGATTGTTCCGGGGCCGCCGGATGTCCCGTACAGGGCTGCTGCTCCGCCGGACGCGTCGACGGCGCCTGGGTTGACGAGGAGACGGGCGTTGCCCCGCAACGTCACCGACCCACCGTCTGCAGCGATCGTGGTGACTGTGCCGGTGAGGGTGGCGGCGCCCAAGAAACCAGCCGTGCCACCTGTGGCCGCCACCTGCCCGACTGTGGCGGTGAGGCGACCTGAACCTGTCAGGGTCGCTGTTTGGCCGGTGGCGGTCGATGTTCCGGTGGTCGCGGTGAGTCGCCCTGGGGTGCGGAACGTGACCGCCCCGCCGTCAGCTGTAGCTGACCCCGCGTTGGCGCCGAGTGTGCCGCGCCCGGTGACGGTTGCGGTGCCGCCAGTCGCTGTTCCTGTCCCGGCAGTCACGGTGAAGGTTGCGCGTCCGGTGAGGGTGACCGTCCCACCAGCGGCGTTTGTAGTTCCGACGGTGGCGACCAGTGCGGCCCGACCGGTGAGAGTGACGGTGCTATCTGCCGCGGTCGCCGTGCTTGCGGTGGCGGTGAGTGTTCCGCGCCCTGTCAGCGCAGCAGAAGCACCTGCCGCAGTTGCTGTCCCACCCGTTGCGGTGAGGACCGACCGTCCACGGAGCGAAGTCGACGCACCTGCTGCGGTTGCGGTTCCGACGGTGGCGGTGAGTCTGCCGCGACCTGTGGCGGTGACCGCCCCGCCCGTTGCACTAACAGTGCCTGCGGTGACGCTAAGGGCACCCTTGCCGCGGAGCGACGCCGACGAACCCTGAGCGGTCCCAGTACCCACAGATACGGTGAGGGTTCCGGGGCCGGGCGAACTTGAGGATTCGGTGAAGTCGTCATCGAACCAGCCCTCAACGGTCAGGTCAGGGTCGAACCAGCCTGTTACGGCCAGTTCGGGTTCAAACAGCGCGACAAGGGTCACGGCTACCGCCTAGCAGGTGTAGACGATGCAGTACCCGGCGCCACCCAAACCACCGTCGCCACCCAAACCGGGGTTCATGCCGACACCGCCACCACCACCGCCGCCGCCACCTTGACCGCCGTTACCGCCGTTACCGCCGTTCGTGGAGGCTGTGATGGTGGTTCCACCGCCACCGCCACCCATGCCACCAATGGCGGAAGTACAGGCCGTCCCTGCGGCCCCTGCAGTTGGGCTAGCGCCGTCGGTGCCGACCGTGCCGCCACCTGAGGTGGTGTAGCCACCGGACTTCCCGCCGTTCCCGCCGGCCACGATCGCTGGGGCCGATGTGTGCCCGCCACCTGACCCTCCACCGCCACCGCCACGGATGGAACCGCCGCCGTGTGAGGAAGCAACGGGAGGGTTCGCGGACCCTGCGCCGCCTGCGCCGCCGTGTTCGGCGTTCGCTGTGGTTGCCACCGCCGCTGTGCCGGAGACGCCTTGCCCTGCAACACCGTTTGTCGCCGCGAACGGTAACCCGCCTGTACCACCAGATGTGGTTCCTGTGGCGCCCGCACCACCAGTTCCGCCACCACCGCCACCACCGGTGACTGCTGCGGAGATTGCGCCACCGAAACCGCCGCCGCCACCGTACGCGGTGAGGTGGGCGCCGAATGTTGTGTTGCCACCGATTCCACCAGAACCACCGGCGGCACCGGCTGCGCCTTTCGCCCCGACAGTTCCACCGGCACCAATCGTGACCGTGACAGTTCCTGCGAGGTCTGCGGCGTTGAACACGCCACGGGTCCAACAGCCTCCACCGCCACCGCCGCCACCTTTAGCGACAACAGCCGTCGCTAAGGACGCCCCCGCACCGCCACCGCCACCCGCGCCGATCTGCTCAACAATCACAATCTTTGGGGTGAACGTGGTCGGTTTCGTCCACGTCCCCGACGCGGTGAACACCTGAACATCGGATGCGCCTGTGTTCGCGCCCGTAATTGTGACGCCGGCGGCGTTCAAACGCCTGAAGTTACCCAGGTCGTCCACGATCAGTGCCTCACCTGCCGCCAAGGTGCACCCGTGAAGATCGACCGGTGTCGTGCCATCTGTGTGGAGCAGAGTCACCGTGTTGGGGTTCGTGGCGTGAGTGTTCCGAACAACCAGCAGTTTCACGGTGCGCTCGGTTGACGCCGCCGGCGACCCCACCACTGTCGTCGTTGTTGCCGTGGTGATGGCGGTGTTCGTCCTGCCGGGTGTGACCGTCCCCGCCGCATGGTCAACCCACGATGCGTGAACATCAATGTCAGCCGTCGCCGTGGTGACGACCCGCAGCAGGTCGGAGGTTGATGTGAGGAGCAGCACCGGAGTTACGCCGCCGCGGTCAACGTCAACGCCGGCGAGGACAGGTCGACGGTGAACGTGTCCGCCGTCGATGTCACATCAGCGGAGTCGGTGACGTACGCCAACAGTTCATCTGCCGATGCTGCGCCGCCCCGCGATTTGTAAATCACAGCGGTTCGGGCGGTGATGCTTGCTGTGGCCCACGTGGGGTCGGTCCACGAGATGCGGACCTCGTTCGACCCAGAATCGTAGGTCACTGACACACCGGACAGGGTCGCCCCACCCGCGGAGTACCCGGTCCCGGACACTTCGTTGGTGACGTCGTCACGGAAGTCGTGGGTGTCCTGGTTCGGGGTGTACGCCGACGTTGTCAGCATCATTTTGAACGTGTCGGTGTCCAGGTCGATCAGACCCTTCGTGACGTTCAACAGTCCGTTTCCGTACCACTTCAACGTTCCGGCCATCACAAACCTCCAGTTAGATCAGGTACTTGCGGGACAACAACAGATGCCAAGCCGAGACGGTCACGGGCGGCGTTCACGTCACCTGTGGCGTCGACGAGCTGCACAGCGGCTTCCATGTTTTCGGCGTAAATGCGGGCCACTTCGGCTTCGGCGTCTTCCACTGACATCCCCGCCTCAATCAGAGTGGTGACGGCGGTCAGGGTGGAGATCGCTCGGGCGGGCAAAAGTTTCGCGACCCGCTCCACAGCTGCAGCCAGGTCGGCGGGGAGGAACGGCCCAAGGGCTATCCCAGCATCAGGCAAAGGCCCGGCAGGGAGGGCGTTGTGGGCTTGCGCCAACCTCGCGGCGAAACGTAGGAGCATCGGGTACTTGTCGGCCCTGACGAGCCGCAGCTCGGCGATGAGTGATCTCGTGGGCCCGAAACCCAACTCGAGTGCGTACCCGGACGGGACGTCGTTGGGGGCGACACGTCCCATCGTCGCCGCCGTCAAACGTGTGTTCGTGGAGATGCGGTCCCGTAGATGTTCGATCATCGACATCTGCGCTGACAACGCCTTCGAGGTGTCGACAAGTTCAGCGGTGGCGCCTGGGGGGAGGTTCCACTCCGCACCTGGGCCGCCGTTCAGGCCGTCCGCCCCAAGGCCTGTGGTTTTCACTGGTGGGGTGGCTAACAGTTCGGAGTTAAGTGCAAGGTCTGTGTCTGCTGCGAGTAGGTCATCCAGCACGTGGGCGATGAGGAGCAGGATGGAGCGGCCGAAGAACCGGGTTCCTGTGGCGGCGTCGTTGGGGACGTGGACGACGGGGATGAAGTCCACACCCAACCGGACCTGATCTGCCCCGACTTTGATTTGTCCGCCGGATCGGGCGGTCAGGGTGTACACGTCCAGTTTCGGATCGATGCGGGTCCTGTCGTACGTCACATCGGAGTACACACATTCCAAGGTTGACGGACGGTCGGCCCACGGGTACGTCACCGGAACGTCGAGGTCAACCAGTGCCCACGTCAGGACGCGTAGGAGTTGTTTGTCGTTGACCGATTCTTCCCAGGCGATGTGGACCTTGGTGGGGAACTCGTCGTCACCCATCGTCGCCAAATCGGGGAAGTAGAAACCGGGGTCGTAGATTCGCAGGCGGGGCCGGTTCTTCTTCGGGTCCCACCCCAGGGTGGCGATGCCGTCACCGTCACCAACGGCGTTCTCTTCTAACTCCAACAGTTTGAGGCGTAGTTTTTCGTCATCGGCCCATGCGGTGAGCCAGTCGAACACAACCTGATCGGCCGGCAACGTCGCGGAGTCCTCGTCGTCCAACGACGGCATGACGATGGTTTGGTCCGCGCCCAACACCATCCCCCGGCACGTCGCGACCAGGGTGGCGGGGTCGCCGTACTCACGGATCTTCGAGGCGTAGGACTTCCCGCCACCGTCAGGTTCGACCCACATGTGCGCCGGGAGGTAGTAGCGGGCGACGTTGTCCCTGTAGGCAGACAGGACCCGATAGGCGGCCAGTCGTCGGGCATCTTCGGTGGCGACCCACGACGCAGACCCTGGCGGGAGGACGGTTTCGCCAACAACATCGCGGTGCGCCAACGGTGCCCACAAGTCATGAGTGAACGGGCGCATCAGACGGCCACCGTCTGGATAGGTCCGCGGCAGTTCACATCAACGGCGCACCCAGCCTCAACGGCGATGTTCACCGCATCTTCTGGTGACAACCCCCAACTGGTGGCTGCGTGCAGAGCGCCAAGGGCCGCGTCTCGCCCTGTACCGATAGCCATGTAACCGTCGATGGGCATCGCGTCAAAGGTGGCGAGTAGCCACAGCCGGCCTGCGTGGGCGAGGAGGAACTGGGCGGCCATGCTGGTGCGGTCCACGATGGCGGGGGTGGCGTCTGCGCACAGTTCGGTGATGCAATGCGCGATCGTCAACGCCCACTGGTCACAGTCCTCGGTGTCGTTCGGGTCCGGTGCCAGGTCCACGGTCAGCCCGTACTTCACAAGGCCGAACGCGGCCCTGTCCCCGGTCCACCCGAGCAAGAACGGCTTCCCGTCCCCTGTGGTCATGCGCATCGTCTTCTGTGCGGACCACACTGTGCCGTTCTGCTCAACGCACGAGTCGGCGGCCATGAACACCGTCGTTCCGTCCGCCCAGGCTGCGATCACAGTCATCCAAATCCGCCTTTAGGTGTCCGGTGTGCATCTACACACGGCACTTTACGGCCCTCACTTGTTGTTGGGCTGGTAGGCGTGCCGTTCGGTTTGTATCACGGGACACTTGACGCGCTCATCTTCTGCGAGCACCATCACAGATACCAACTCACCACGGGGACACACAATGAACATCACCTGGGCCAAACTTCGGGCCGCTTACCGCAACGCTTTCCAGGCCGGTGACCTTCGGGTCATGTTGGCGCCGTACACCGTCCGATGACCGCACTGGTCATCATCGGTTGGGGTTTAGCTCTGTTCGGCTTGGGGTTCGGCGCCGGCCACATGGCCGCGAACCACACAGACCTGCTCCATAGGCAGCGGGCCCGGGCCCTGTTCGAGTCATGGCGGGAACGCCGATGAACTGGCGGGCCCGCGGGATTGTGCGTCGGATGCGGCGACGCCAAGACGCCCTCACCCAGGCCCCGCTGGACGCCGCTGTCCGTGACGAGTGGGGCCGAGTCTGGGGTTTGGAGTCAATCCTGGCCAGCGCACCCGGCCCAACCCCAGGAGGGATCGCCGGTCTCACGGACACGGAGTTCGACGCGTTCCTCAGAGCATCCCGCGGCTAGACTGCGGAGTACTCCCCCGGTCCCCTTGTTGGGCCGGGGTTTTCCTTGCTATCTGCGCCCTGACGCCGCGAGTCTCCGCGATGGGCCTTCGAATGTGGTTGAGCCCTGCGTGGCTGGTGGGGTGTAGAAAGCCAAGTTCACCGCATCGGCGTCGTCCGGTGATCTTTTGAGGCGTTTCCGGGTGTCGGTTTTCTGCTCAATCACGATCCTGGTGCCGCGGGTGACGTAGCGGGGGGCGGCGAGTTCTTCCCACACCGGATCGTCGTCCTGGATGGTGGATAGGTCCCACACGTCGCCTTCCAGCATTTCCCGGGCGGTCCACCACAGTTCTGAGCGGATGTTGAAGAACCTCACCGGATCGGCCGACTTCTCGGACACGAACACCGGAACAACCTTGACCGGCGGGGCGCCGCGCATCTGCCGTTCCACGAGTCGCCGGCGAACAGAACCGGCAATCCCCCAGCCCCATCCGATGGCGTCAATCTTGACGACTGATGCTTGGGTTTCTTGGACGGCCCTCAGGATGAGGTCGACGAGCTGTTCCGGTTCCCTGGTCCGTGTGGTCCACCGCTCCGCTGACAGCCTCACGCCGAACCGGGCCCGGATGACTGCAAGGTCACCACCGGCCCCAACATCGACACCCAACTCGACTGGCCACAGATCGGTGGGGGCCAACACGTGCGGTTCTTTCGCGCGGAGTAGGGCGGATCTGGGAATGACACCGTCTGTGGCGTCATCGGGGTATTCACCCAGCACGCGGGACAGGAACGTTGCGGCGAATGGGGAGTCGTGGTCGCCGCGCCAAAACTCTTGGCAGTAGTCACGGAGCATCTGTTCCACATACGACCAGCCGGTGAGGACGGCATGGAGGTCGTCGGGGAGTTCTTCGGTGGAGGGTTGAAGTTTGAGGCGGTCGAACAGGGCCTGCAGTTTCGGTTCGGAAGCAACAAGCTCCGCGGTGAACGTGGGTAGGTCCAGACACGACAAGGTCAACGTCGCCCACCCTGAGCCCGGTTTGGAGCACTTCGCCATGTAGGAGGCGGGGTCGACGGGGTTACCGATCGCCAAGATGCGGCAGTCCGGGCCGGTCGCCAACGCTTGGGCTTGGACGAACAAGTCCTCCGGGACACCGTCCGCCTCATCGATCACAACCAACACGTAGCGGGCGTGGACACCTTGGAACGCTGACTGGTCATAATCACTCGGTTTGCGGCCGACACCGACGATGACTTCGGATGCGCCTGAGGTGCGGATGCCTTGCTGTTTCATCCACACCCGGTCGTCTTCGGTCAGGTTTTCGTCGTCGACGATGTGCCACTCCGTTTGTGTCACCCGGCCCTTCAGGCGGCCTGACCTGTGAGCTGATGCGATCTCTTGCCACAAGACGTTCCTCACCTGCGCGAACGTCGTTGCTGTTGTCACGATGCGGGTGTCTGACGGTGGGTGGGTGTCGGCCCACCACGCCACAATCCTCGACGCGATGCGTGTTTTCCCCGTCCCGTGACCCGACCGGACCACGGTCAAACGCTGGTCGCGGACCAACTCAGCGATGACCACTTGTTTCGACCACAAATGTTCACCGAGTTTGTCCTTCACCCACCCCGCCGGATCGGCCCTATAGTCCCAATCGGAGATCAGGGCCGCTTCGAGGGCGTCGAGTTCGGCGTCGTCTAAGTCCAGGATGAACTGCTGCTGCTCATCCCGGGTGAGGTCATGCCACACCTCGATGAGGGAGTCAACAAAAGTCATGCGGACCTGCGGGCCGCCAACTCATCCACCCGGTTCAACAGTTTCTC